CGGTCACGTCCACCGTCGTCACCGCACCCGCAGCGTTGCCAACCGAAATCGCCTTGCATCCGATCATCCGGTAGCTCTTGCCCGGGATCGCGGGAAGGAGCGTCGCGCCCGCGTTGATCTCAGCGATTGAGAAGCGCTGGCGCTTGTTGAGGATCGCGCCGCCGCTGATGTAGCCGCCCGAGATGCGAAGCTCGCCCCCGATGACGGAGAGCGCGCCGCCCTGCGCGTCGTAGTTCTGCGTGTTGTAGCTCATATGAGCACCTCGTTCGGTAGAGAGGGCGGCGAGCCGAAGCCCGCCGCCCAGTCAGATCAGGCCGGCGGGTTCGACGACGGCGCGGTGCGCGCGTGACCGAGCACCCACACCGCCGAGAACAACGCCGCGCTGGCGTTGCTGGCCGGCGTGATGGTCGCGCGAACGTAGCGCTTGCCGCCGACGTAGCCGATCTTCCGGCACTCGTTGTCGTCATCGAACTGGAAGCCCGCGAGGGCCTCGGTGCCGAGCAGGAACGTGTCGGACACCGCCGCCGCGTCCGTCAGCGTCGAGCTGTCGCCGTCCTCGATGAGGACGGAGAAGGTCGCGTCCGCGTCGGCAATCGAGCCGGTCGCGATGACAAGCTCGATGCTCTCGTAGCCGCGCGTGTCGAGGATCTGCGACACCTGCGCGGTGTTGTCGGACACCGACACGGGCGAGATCGCCCGCTTGATGTCGATGTTATTGTGGAGGTCTTTGGAGGCCATTTGAATGGTCCTTTCTCGATCAGGATCAGAGGGCGACGTTCTGCAACACGATGGCCTCGGGCAGCACGACCTGACCGCCGACGCGACGGCGGAAGATCATGCGGACCGCGCCGCTCGTCGCCTGCGTGTACGGATCGCGGAGCATCTCCATCGCGATGCGATCCACAATGACGTAGCCACGGCGGAAGTCACCGAACGCGACGGGCTTGGCCGACGCGCCGACATCCGGCATGTCGGCGGCTTCGACGTAGGGCGCGCCGTTGATGGTGTTCGGCACGCCGCCGGCGAGGCCAGGAGCCCAGAGATACTCGCCGTCGCCGTCCTTGAGGCGGCGGATCTGACCGATGGTGATGCGGTTGAGCATCCACACCGCCGCGCGCGCGTATTCGGTCTTGATGCTGTAGTAGACGCTCAGAAGACCGTCAGCCGTCAGCGCTGCCGCCGCGCCGGAATTGACCGTCGCGATGGAGGCGTTGTTCAAGAAGCCGAACGGACGACCGACACCCGAGCCGCTCAGGAACGCCGCGCCTTCGGCCTTCGCGAACTGCTCGGTTGCCTCTGCCCTGACTTCGGCCTCCATATTGAAGGCGGCGTCCTCGAGCATCTGGTTGGTGATGTCCACCAACGCGAACATCTCGTGCGTCGGGATCTCGTCCATACCGTAGGTCAGGCCGGTGGTCTCGGAGCGCGTGCCCTGCTCCTGGACCCACTGCGCCGAGAAGGTGCCGGTGCGCTTCGGCAGCTGAATGGCCTTCTGCGTGGTCTGGCGGGTCCGCGCGACCGCGCGGAACGGCGTGACCTCGACGACGCCCTTGATGATCTCGCGGACATACTCGGTCGGCGCGAGATAGCCGCCGAGCGTGTCGGGCGACAGCGAGAGCGACTTCATCTCGGCGGCGACGCCGTCGAGGCTCTTGCGCTCGCTCTCGGACAGAGCGCCGTCACCGCGCGCGATGGAACGGACCACGGCCCGCATCCAGTCGTTCGCGCGCGCCTTGACCTCGTCGGCCTCGGGCGCGGCCTTGCCCGAGCCCAGGCGATTGAGCTTCGCGGCCAGATCGGCGGCGGTCTCGCTGGCGTTCTTCGCCGCGAGCTCGGCCTGGACCAGCTTCTGGTTCAGCGACTCGTACTTCGACAGCGACGTCTCGATCCGGTCGAGCTTGTCACGCGTCACGACGTCGGCAGAGCCCTTCTTCTCGATCTCGGCCAGGCGCGCGTCGTTGGTGGCCTTGAAAGCCTCGAAAGCGGAGCCGACAGCATCGACCGCGCCCTTCAGTTCGTTGAGTTCCATTGGATTAGCCTTTCGTGGAGAGGATGGAAGTCGCGCGCTTGAGCGACGCGACCAAAGCCTCGACCTCGTCATCACGAGAGGCGTCGGCGTGTTCGTCACCTGCATCGCGCAGGTGACGACGGACCACCGCGACGAGGCTCTTGGCCTCGGCGATGGACATCTTGTGCTCGTCGCGCAGAGCAGCCTCCAGGCCGCGCGCGTCGAGAATGAGCGCGGGAGCGCTCTTGAGGTAGGCGAGCTTCGCGAGCGGGTTCATCGGATCGTCAACGACCGAGACCTCGCGCAGATCGATGGCCTTCAGCCAGCGGCGCGGCTCTCCCGTGCGACCCGTTCCCATCTTCGACCCGCCGGCAGGGACACGATAGCCGATGCTCATGCCCTTGATCGCGCCTTCACGAAGGCGCGCGTAGGTCATCTTTCCTTCGTCGGTGTCGAGGCCGATGATGCGGCCCTCGACATGCAGACCGTTCTGGTCCTCGCTCATCTTTTCCCAGACGCCAACAGCGCCCTTGGAGCGGTCGTGGTTGTAATACATGGCCGGGAGCATGTTCTTCGCGCCCCACGACGCGAGGCTACGCGCCATCGCGCCTGGCGTGATCATGTCGCCGCCCTCGTCGATGTTGCCGTAGATCGCGCCGTAGCCCGAGAACGAGCCCATCGGCTTGTCTGCGGAGAACTTGACCTCAAGTGCGATGCTCGCGACGCCGTTGCTCATTCTCCGAGTTCCTCGATTCGATCAGCGATGCGATTTGCCCATGCGCGGCCAGCGTCGCCGCCCCAGAGATCCCATGCGATGCGTCCGTTCGACGGGAAGCCCGGTTCGCCCTGGCGGAAGCCTTCGGCTTCCTTGTCGATCTCATGCCGAGCGAAGAACGAAACCATCCGCATGATGGTGTCGCGCGGCAGACGGCGACCGTTGCTGATATCGCGCGCGCGAGCGATGCCGACAGCGGTGCCGCCGCGCCCGAACTCGTCGCGCCACGCAAGCGCGCGCCGCGCATTCGCCGCCATCTCATCGGTCGGCTTCCACGGGTTCTTCTGCGCGGCGTCATCCTCGACATCGACAGGCTGCGCGACGTCCGCGTCAGAGCCCTGGCCTACGACCTCGCCCATGTTCAGCGGGAAGAGTGGCTTGTCGAGACCGTCGATGGGGTTCCAGCCGTCGTCCTCGCGCGCCTCGTTGCGCGTCATCCAGCCGCCGCGAATAGCGCGGTCGTAGTATTCGGCGCGGTCCTTCAACGACCCGCGCAGAAGCTCCGACGTGTCCATCGTGAAGCGGTAGCCGTTCGACCACTCCTCGTCGGTGAGCAACTGCGCGTTCAGCGCGCTGGTCATCGCCTTGATCTCGGGCTGGAGCGTGTAGCGGACATGCGCCGCGAAGAACGCCTCGGCGGACGCGAACGTCGGCGAGTTGTTGCCCGCGTGACCGAGCATGATCGAGAAGACACCCATCAGCCGCGCGATCTCTTCGATCTGATGCTTGCGGGTCTCGAGATGCTGGGCATCGACGCCCGTCATCTGCGTCGGAGTAAATTTCAACGCGCCGCTCGCCAGCACCGGCTTTCCCGTGTTCGACGCCGAGCCGTACATCGAGGCGATTGCCTCGCGCACCCGGTCGCGTTGTTCCTGCGACGGGTTGCCGTCGAGCGTGAACAGGCCGGTGGTCCGCACGCCGTTCTTATGCAGCGCCGCCTGTGACCGTTCGCTCGCTTGCGCGAGCCCGAGCGCCTGGCGACCGAGCAGCACCGGGTCGAGACCACGCGCGCTGTCCCACGACGGCGATCTGAGATGGAAAACCTCGGAGCGTGCGAGCGTCAGCGTGCGGTTGTTCTCAAACGAGATCGTGTATTCGAGCTCCAGATCCTGTCGGACGACGATCTGGACGTTGTCTGGCTTGATCGGGATCAACTCGCGGATCTGGCCGTTCACCACGTTGCGCCACGACACCGCGCACCCGGTCGATGCCTTGTGCATCATCGTCGTGCGGACCCATTCGCTGCTGTCCTGCCACGCATTCGGAGAGCGCGCAAACAAGTCGAACAGCGGATGATCTGTCGCCGGCTCCATCCCGCCGTCCGTCGGGCGCATCAGCACGATGGGCAGCTGCGCCAATCCATCAGCGATGACCATGACGGCGCGATAGAACGCAGGAACCTGGAGCGCCGTCGAGACGGTGACCGGCTCTCCGGTCCACGACTGCGAATAGCCAAAGGCCGCGTCCAGCCAGCCCTCGGTGAACTCGACCGCTTTCTTTTCGTCCCGGCCACGCAGCCGGTCGAGCCAACTCAGCACGGCATCGCCCACGCCGCCGCCGGTCCGGCGACGGTCGGATTGAGCGTCATGAGGTGCGCCGCGTTGAACGATGCCATCAAAGGGTCGATCTTCCCATAACCAGAGGCCGCGCGTTCGATCATCATCGCCGTCGATGTCGCGCGGACCTTCGCGTTGCCCGCGCACCACGCCAGAAGGCGCGAGCCTGAGTGTTTCAGCGAGCCATCGACGAGCTTGCGTTCGACTGTCTTGGCCGCGTTCATCAATCTGATTCCCTGCGGAACGCCGACCAGGAGCCTGGTCTCTTCCGACACGCCGATCTCGGCCAGCGCGTCCACCGCGCCGCCGATGCCCGCAGGGTCAGCGCCGACCATCGCGAGACATCCGGCGTCGAGGACAAGCCCGACATGTGCCTTGATCCACTCAAGGTCGCCGGGAAGCCCATCGACCACCGTCAGATCACCGTCGCGCGCGAAGTCTTGATAGAGCGCCGCATTTGCCTTGCGCCGGTCGAGCCCCTCGGGGCTGATCAACGCATGAGCCCAGAGCAACCAGCGGCGCGTGTCTCGTTCCCTCGCGATGACGGCGAATCCGAACAGATCGTCCAGTCCGCCGCCGTCTATGCCGACCGTCGCCACCTCGGCACGGTCGAGCAGTTCCTCCAGCGAGCGCGGCCCGCCGTTGCCTCGGCTCCAGAACTGCGCCCCGGCCCATCCATCGGACCGCAGCGCGACGCCGATCTGGACGTTGAGATGCTGCGATGCCCAGCGCCGAAGCTCGGCCTCGCTCGCTTCGCGCGCCGCCTCGTAGTCGGGAATCAGTCGCTCGACCGTGATCGACCGGCCGTTGTTGGGCGTGACCAGATGCCAATTGCTCGGATCTTGCCAATCCACGCCAGGAGGGAATTCGTAGAGCACCGGAAGCAGCGGCGCGCTCAGCGTGCCGTCACGCACCTTGCGCGCCTTCGACAGCTCGGCCGCGAACACACCAGCCGGAGGTCGCTCGGACTGGGTCGTGATCTGAATCAAGAAGCCCTCGGGCTGCGAGATCAGACCACCGCGAAGCTGGCCGATCACGCGGTCCGCGTCGGGCGCTTCGGCGATGACGTGCGTTTCGTCCAGCAGGATGCCGGCGGGCTTCGTTCCGGTGACGACCTTCGGATCGAAGCTCTTGACCTTCAGGAACGCCTTGGTCTGCCGGTATGAAATTCTCTTGAGGTGTCCTTGCACGTGAAATTTTGACGCCAGCACCGGGTCCGCCTCGATCATGCCGACGGCCTGGCCGAACGCGAGATCCGCGATCTCCTGCGTCGGCGCGATCAACAAGAACTCGGCACGCGGGCGCTGATTGACCAGCAGCGCCGTGAGCATGATCGCCGCGCCGGCCGTGGTCTTGCTGTTCTTCTTCGGCACCAGGACAAAGCATTCCCTGATCTGCCGCTGGCCGTTGACGACCGAGCCGAACAGCGCCTTGACGATGTCCCGCTGCCAGTCTCCCGCCGCTTCCTTCATGCGCGGCTGGCCGGGGACATCCGGCAGACGCAGCGCGTCGAATATGCCCGCCGACCTGCGCGCGGCGTCCTGATCGAGCGGAAGGTCTGGAACCAGGGACCGGCTTGACCGGAGCCGGTCGCCCCAGTCTCGGCACGATGTATCCCAGGTCATGCTAGTTCGCCAGCAGCTGCTCCCAGTCGGTGCCGCGTTCGGCGGTCGCCGCGATCTCGTCGGCCTGTTGCTTCTTGCCCGCCACCTCGGCCCGAGCGTGGACGTAAGGGGCGGCGCACTGCGCCATCCGGTCCCGACGCGCCGCGTCGGCGGTCTGGTCGCGCATGACGCCGAGCATGTATTCGAGCGGAGACATGCCGATGAGCATGGATTCGGTCAGCACCATCTTGGCGACCGGCTGCTCGCCCTTCTTCGGACGCCCCGATCCTGGCTGCGGCCCGCTGCCGCCGGGTCGGTATCCGCCGCGTGGCATGTGTT